TCAGGAGCATTTCTGATTAACGCCACCGTTAAGAATCCACCCTTCAACAGCTTCACGAAGGTATGATTTGGGGTGGGTTCTGACTGGCTTCGGAAATCCGTGCCGTTTGGTATAGTTCCAGATTGTCTGACGTGATGAAACACCGAGCTTGTTCATCACTTCTTTCTCAGGAATCAGGCTGGTATCGGTCATCTTAATTCTCCAGGCAAAAATAAACCGCCATACAGCGGCTCTATCAGATATGAACAGGCCTCATCGAGTGTGAGGCTGTGGTTAGTCCTTGCGTAACTCGCTAATTCTTCTGTAAGTCTATGGTGCTTTGTTTCCGTGTATCTTCATTTCAGACTTCAACAGAGCAACTAGGGAATCCCATTCGTTGAGGATCCCTTTGAATGCCGGAACGCGCTTTGCAACCTTGCCGAATGAATCTCTGATTTCTGGAATCTGCTCAACAAGTGCAACGCATCGCCGAAAGTCTGCTGCGTCATGGGGAGCGCCGAAGTGATGACCATAGATATTCTTTTTCAGGCCACATGCGATTGAGGCAAGAGTTGCGCTACTGATGCCGACATCGCCAGTCGATTGCCATTTCAAAACCTTCATAGCCAAATCTGACATTTCTTGTCTCCAATAAAAAAACCGCCATCAGGCGGCTTGGTGTTCTTTCAGTTCTTCAATTCGAATATTGGTTACGTCTGCATGTGCTATCTGCGCCCATATCATCCAGTGGTTATAGCAGTCGTTGATGTCCTCTGCTTCGATAACCCTGTTGAATGGCTCTCCATTCCATTCACCTGTGACTCGGAAGTGCATTTATCATCTCCATAAAACAAAACCCGCCGTAGCGAGTTCAGATAAAAGAAATCCCCGCGAGTGCGAGGATTGTTAGTTGCGCTCTGCTGCTGCCTTGGTCATTACCATATCCACCCAATTTCACCAGACATGATTCTCGCAATCACTATCATCACCAAAGTGATAATCACAACTTTAACTGGCGGCATTATTCACCATCCTGCTCGGCGGCTCTGGTAGCGGCATCCAGTGTGACGGCTCACATACCCCCTCAACACCATTCATGTAAAAGAATTGAAATAACCCTTTACCTTTGTGAAACCCTACCATCTGCTCTTTTGTGTCTGAGCAATAAACCAAAACATCTTCTTCGTTCGGCATTCGCTCACTACAGCTTATCCAACCATCCGGAGTTACCGGATAGTTGCCAGCCAGTCTACGCAAAACAGCCTTAACAGCCTCAATACGGTCATCATCGCAACTTTCCAGCGTATCTATGCGATCGAGCATGATGATGGCGTTATCAATATCAGGATTGCCGGTCCACTCATTACCGCGATTGGATTCGGCAGTCTGGTTGCCGCGTACTGGTTGATTCTCGGCTTTACCCTGTCTGTCGTTGCTGCATGAATGCCCTTCCAGCCAGACCAGTGCTTGTCGCATGAAATACGCAATATGCTTGCCGTGGTAATCGTCTTCATCGATGTGAAAAGCGATACTGCGGATATATTCAATTGCGTTTTCAATGGCCTCTAACGCTATCGGTGCTGGCGGAGTGGTATATAGTTTTCGACATTTGTTTATCCAACCGGCATGGTCAGGCGTGTCTGTAAAGCGCAAATCGTCTTCGTAGCACTCACGACTTCGTTCTTTCCATTCCGTCCACGGAACACCGCTATTCCAGGTGGGACGAGTGCAGGACTGATACAGAACAGGCTCTGCTTCCAGTGATGCCAGTGCAATCCGTGCCAGTTCTTCCGCTTCTTCTGCTGGCAGTACAACGTTGCTACCAGGTCCGTATGTTTCGCGCCACTGCTTGATTGTCAGTAGTCGCTCTTTGGTAATAGTGGTCATCTCACTCTCCTTTGATGCGAATGCCAGCGGCGCGGGAATCATTCCATCGCTTTACTTCTTCACGAATTACGTCAATGCATTCTTTCGAATCCATTAGGTAATCTTCATCAAAAAGACGTTCCTGTTCGTTTTCTATCGCAACAATGATTGCTTCAACTAACTTTTGTGCCTGAGAACCACTTTCTAACTCTGCTATGCGCTTACTTCCATCCGCGATTACTCCCTCGTAATATTCACGCTGCTCGTTGAGTTTTGATTTTGCGGCTTCCAGCGCCGCAACCAATTCGTCTACAGTTCCGGCAGCTTGCAGTGCGTAATCGGTAATAGACATCTCATGATCAATTTCAGTACCGTTCTCATTAGTTGAGGTGATAGCAAAATAATCAGAGTCGATTTCGTTATCAGCTAAGTGGCGTAGCGTATCGGCAACAAGCTGACCGTTTTCGATTAACAGCTTCCCTACCGTTAGCGCAATATCCTCGTTCTCCTGGTCGCGAGATTTGATGTATTGCTGGTTTCTTTCCCGTTCATCCAGTAGCGCCAGCACGGTTTCTGGTCCGGCCAGAATTTTGAAGGCGTTGAGCGCATCAATATCAACACCGCTATCTTTAAGTTCCTGCTCGCTTATCAGATCATCATCAACTGGCAACATTAACAGGCGTTCCATTGCCGGAATTGCACGCTCTGCCGCCTCACGCAGTGCCTGATAGTCAATCTTGCTCACTGGTTGCCTCCTTTGCGAAGCTGGGCTGCGAACTCGTGAGCCAACGATGAATATGGATGCTCTTGACCACCAACAACCTTCAGGCTGGCAGCAAACATCTCCACACCACGCGCCCGCACTTCAGCCAGGAAGGCGTCAGTGGACGGAGTTTGCACCGTGATGCTGTCACGCAGGATGAAGTACGCGTTAAGCATTCCGGTTTCAGGCATCTCCTCTGCATTAAATGCATCGATTGCAGCATCCATTACAGGGCCAAGTGGTTGAGGGTGTGCGCTACGGATAGCATCACATTCAGCTATGATAGATTTGATTTTATCTACCAGGTCAGATGGTGACACGTCGTCAGCTGACCGATTAAACCCAAGTGCCTCCCGAACTGCGCACGACTCCGACATTCTTTGGTCTGCTTGCCCTGCTGACATTGAGTAGCGAGCATTCTCAGCAGCCAGAGCCGAAAACTTCTCGTGTGCCAACTTAACAGCCGCATCAGCCTGCTTAATTGACTCAATCGCTCTCTGGTGGTCTTCGGCCAGCGCATTAGCACGCACCAGTTGCACTTCCAGTTGCGTTGCCAAATCGCTGAGCAGCTTTGCCACATTACGCATATCAACGGCACCACATTCTGCTTTCAGTTCCGAAGCCATCTCATGCCCGGCGGCAACGAACCCTTTGATATTACTTTCCATCTTTACCCTCGCTTATCCACATAACTTATTGATTACATTGATAACTAAAAAGATCGTCGATTCAGAACTCTTCGATTTTCCAGCCACCACCTGCTTTCTTTGGTTTAACCGTTACCCCGATGATTCGGAACGGATACTGATCTGCGGCGACTTTGGTTTTCACCCTGGCGTCTTCGGTCCAGAAACCTTTCACTTCGTGCAGTTCCATCTCGCCGGTGGCGAGCATCACAGCGAAATCGGGCGTATAAAACGTGTTATCAGCTAACCGCAGCTTGATACCCTCGAATCGATACCAGGCGATTTCCCCTGCACGTTTACGCTGCTCAAGGTGCTGGCAATACGCAGATTCTGTTTTGTTCATCTGGCCTGTTTTGAGTCGACCAAGAGCCTGTATCTGTTTTCTCATGATTTACCTCTAAGGTAATTAAAAACCACATAAGACACGAAATCAATAGAATTTAGAATATTTTGTTACCCAATAGGTAACTATCGAGGCGTAAAAAAATGCGCTATCGCGCTGGTATTACTTGATAAATCCTGCCGCCTTTCCCCGCCTGTATTCCTCCATCAGCCACTGCGCCGGTGTTATTCCCCCAAGGGTGGCGGCGTTAGGCATGCACCCGAAACTTCGCCCTGGTGGATGGTAAACGTCTCTCCCTGTGTCCGGAGGCGTACTCATGGGTTCTGGCTTTGCCTGTATGCTGATCACCGGATCCGGTATCTGCTGTCCGGAAGCCACCTTTTTCGCCCAATCATCGAGCAGCCTGCGCGCGTGTTTCTCAACCTCAATCTCGCTAAGCTGGCGCTGATACATTGCACGGCGGGTATCACATACGACCCAGTACATAACCGGATGTCGCCACGGGAATCTTTCGGGACCACCAGGATATAAACTTTTTTCCTTGCTGTACCTGTGAAACTCCGCCATCACATCGTCAATGGTGACGCCAAGAACCATCTTGCTGTCTTTGCACCACTTGATAAATTGCCCTGGAGACGGCCAGAACGGAGATTCACTGGCGCGGGCGTGGCGCATACCAGCAGAAACCTGTTCACGGGTTCGGATCCCCCCTTCGGCAAACGCAGCAATCCACTGCTGTTTTGCAGCAACTTCCTGCTCTGGCGTCTTCAGGTTGGTTACCACTGCCGCCGGAAACAGTTGTTTCAGCTGTTTGAAAAGGGCATCAACAAGCCTCTCTGCTGACATGTTCACCACGTTGTCATTGTTGGTGTACTGATGCTCATAACCTGACATGCGAGAAAGGGCTTCTCCGTCACGGTTTTGTATCGCGGTAAAAACGTTGTTCACAAGAAATCCTCCCATGCTTCAGGGCTGTTCCAGTGCGGAACGTTGTTATCAGGTAATGTTGATTGCTTCTGTCTGCTAATCTGCAGCCGCCTTGCCAGCTTCTGCTCCCACTGTGCCTGATGGTATGCCTTACCCTCAGCCATCCAGTAAATTCTGAACTCTGCAAGTTCCTGTGCCGTTGGCAGACTGTCCAGGTAGATCCCCTGCAATGAGCTTTTCCGAAGAAAGTCATCTGATGGCTGCCATTGTTCATGCATGACAAATTTGCCTAATTGCCCTGGCCCACCAGGAGGAACAAAGTTATTCATCACGGCGTTGTTTGCGCCGGGGTCATGAGGCACAGAATCCCCGGTTTTTGTCCTGCTCTCCCTCTCTTGGTTAAATGACTGGTTATATGACTGGTTCTGGATCCCGTTTTTGGGATCATTCAACATCCCGTTTTTGGGATCATTCAACATCCCGTTTTTGGGTATATTCCCGTTTTCGGTAACATTACCGTTTTCGGGTTCATTACCCCCTTCCCGGTTGCCTTTAATGTTCCCGTTTTTGGTTATATTAAGAGAGAAAACCCGCACTCTTTTCGTCGCTCCCTTTCTCTCTCCGGTATCTGAAATAAGCCCCATTTTCATGAGCGATATAAGTCCGGCCTGCACGGTTTTTTTATTCAGGCAAGTGTCTTTAACGAGGCGTTCTATGCTGGGGTAGCAGAGGTTATATTCATCGGCTCTGTCAGCCATCGAGAGCAGTATGAGCTTTAATGACGAGCTACCTGGATCTGTCTCCCAGGCCCAATCTGTTGCATGTCTGCTCATGATTAATCTCCGCTATCAGCTTGAATGTTGTGGGGAGGAATTAATCATGATCTGCTTAATCTCTGCCCTGATACGACGGTTTGATTCCATGGTGCACTCAACACAGTGTCCGTTGTAAACCCAGCGTTCACTGTCATGTCCGTGCTTACATGTTTTTCCGGTGTAGTAGCGTTTAAGTCCGCGCTTTGCGGCATCAATACGTGTAATGATTTCCATGGTAAGCCCTGTTATTGGTATTGGGATTACGGTCATTTTGTGCTGACACAAAAAAAAGATCAACCACATTTGGTTTTTTATTACCTTTGAGGTACGAATAGATATGAAAAGACCGCCGGGTGGCGGTCTACAGAGGGTTGTAGCTGGATATCATGAGTAGAAGAAGTATGCCAGTTCTGCTTTTGAGCGCAGCCATTGTCTTGTTTTACAGGCTTTAAAAAGCCCATTCATCAATACTTTACCTGGCATTTTGCGCTTACCTGTTAAGTGAGTCTGGATATAATGACTCGTCGTTCCGGCTTCCTGTGCGAAGGCTTCACGCTCATCCGGAGTAAGTGCAAGCCAGTGCTTTTTGAAATCGAAATGTCCGTTATCGCTCATAGCTATTGCCTGATATTTATTTCAGATAATAAATATTCACCCATAAGGTAACAAAAATCAAGGATAGTTACCTATGGGGTGCATTTACCTATTGGGTAATATTGCTTTAAATTGAATCATCTACTGATTCATATATGAGGCGATTTTCCAGAAAATGAAAAGTATCCAGGACGTCCGCAGGCAAAATCTCAACGACTTGATCGACCGTGAATTCAATGGTGTTCAGACGCGGATGGCTGAAAAACTTGGAACTCAGGCAAATCTGGTAAACCGCTGGGCTCTTGGCAAGAAGGTTATCGGCGACCAGGTTGCGCGAAAAATTGAAGCTGCCGCCAATAAACCCCGTAACTGGCTTGATATCGATCGCTCGCTTTCTCAGGAAGGTTTTCAGCCTGTCGGCCCAAGCGACATTGGTCAGCTGGCGGCTCACAACCTGGAACGCTGGATGAGCGAAAGCCGCGACCTTTCAACACAGGGAAAACTTCACCGCGCATCCGGCGTCGCCCAGGTGACAATCAGCCGCCTGTTAAACAATGAGGTCAGCGTTTCCATTTCCACCCTGGAGAATGTTGCATCTGCATTCGGGCGTCACGGATATGAACTACTGATTCACCCGCACGACCCTGCAACTATCAACTATGACCGCTCGCGCTACGCATTGTTACCTGAAACCGAGAAAGCAAAGATCGAAAGTTACAGTGAATTTGTCATCAACCAGAACGAAAAAACAAACAATAAAATAATACTTTTCAGTAAGTAAGCCGCCTTCTGGCGGCTTTTTTATTGCCTATACTATTACCTAATGGGTAATTTTTTTAACTCATATCTATTGACATCAAACCAAATACGCATAATTATTACCTAAACGGTAACAGACCGAGGTAACAAGTTATGCAGTGGAAAATCATCAACGGTTGGTACTGCGTTACTGCATGCGGATTCATGAGCTGGAAGTTCCGCACCTTACAGGAAGGCATTAAGTGGGCTTTCGTCAGCAAAGAAGCTCGCGATGTGGCCAACGATAACGAGATATGGGAGGGCTGATAATGAACGTTAATCAGCAGAAAAATCTTCAAAAAATCATGCTGGCATTCGACAAGGACTACCGCCTGTCAGAACAGCTATATGACCGACAAGTTGAACTGATTGAGAGCATCCGACTTCATCAACTGTCCTCAACTTTCGACGTTGTAACAGGCAAAGGCGTTCGTCAGGAAGTACTGGAGGCTGCTAAAGACAGCCCTGAGTTCGAAGAACTGATGGATGCCTATCGGCGAGAGGCAATGGCAATTATCGCCCGCTGGGATCTGGCGGATCAGCTTGATGGACAGAGGGACGCGGCATGAAACCGGGAATTTATTTCGACATCAGCAACGAAGACTACCACGCCGGTGACGGCGTGAGTAAGTCGCAACTGGACATGGTTGCCAAGAATCCGGCGCTTCTTAAATGGGTTCAGGCAGCACCAGAAGACGAAGAGAAAAAGTCTGCACTGGATATGGGAACCGCATTGCACTGTCTGCTTCTGGAGCCTGGAGAGTTCGACAAACGCTTCATTGTTTCACCGAAATTCGATCGTCGGACAAAACAAGGTAAAGCTGACGAAGAAGCATTTCTTCGTGATGTGGCGGATATGGGTATTACGGTACTTGATGTCGAGCAGTGGCGAAAACTGGAGCTGATGCGTGATAGCGCAATGGCTCACCCGGCTGCACGCTGGATGCTGGAAGCACCTGGTTACTGCGAAGCATCAATGTACTGGAACGATGAAGAGACTGGTGAGTTGTGCCGCATTCGTCCAGACAAATGGCTGAACGAGCACAACGTGATCGTCGACGTGAAAAAGGTTGCAGATATGGACCGTTTTGCACGCCACATCGAGGAATTCCGCTACCACGTGCAGGACGCAATGTACCGCGAAGGCGCAATGAAGGTTACTGGTCAGCCGCATGGTTTTTTCTTTCTTGCCGTGAGCGAAAGCATTGATTGTGGTCGGTATCCGGTACGCGTGTTCGAGCTGGATGCGCCGGATGTCGATGCCGGGCACGCTCTGTTCCGCCGGGATCTGAATACCTATCACGAATGCCGCATCAACGATGAGTGGGGCGGAGTGGAAATTATTAAACGCCCTGACTGGGCACGTAAACAGGATATGTACGTATGAGCAATGATATCGCAATCACATCACAACCAGGCGCAACTGTAGGTACTGCTGCGGCAATCTTCAGCCCGGAGGGCATGAATCAACTGGTGCGTTTCGCGGAGTTGATGTCACAAAGCAAAGCGACTGTACCGAAACATCTTGAAGGCAAACCTGCCGATTGTCTGGCGGTGACCATGCAGGCGGCACAGTGGGGAATGAATCCTTTCGCCGTGGCGCAGAAAACGCATGTGGTAAACGGAACGTTAGGCTACGAAGCACAGTTGGTAAACGCGGTCGTATCCTCTTCCAGCCTGCTAGCGACACGCCTGAATTATCGCTGGAGCGGTGACTGGTCGAATGTTAACGGCAAAACAGATAAATCACCGAATCTGACGGTAACTGTGTCAGCAGTTCTTAAAGGAGAAGCAGAACCCCGTGAGCTTACCATCAGTATGGCGCAAGCCGGAGTGCGTAACTCTCCATTGTGGGAACAGGATCCGCGCCAGCAGCTTGCCTATCTTTGCACGAAACGATGGGCTCGCCTGCACGCTCCTGATGTACTTCTCGGTGTTTACACCCCTGACGAATTACAGGAAACGGCACCGCGCGTTGAGCGAGACATTACTCCGCAAACGACCACTGCTGCGGGAATGAACAGTCTGATCAACGCTAAACCAGCGAAAAAGCCTGATGAGCAAACGCGTAAAGCGGATAGCCGTGATCCAGAAGAAATGCTGATGGCCTTTACCAGCGCAGCGATGAATTACAGCACTGTCTCCGAACTGGATAAGGCTTACAAATACATTGCACAAAAACTTTCAGATGATGAAGAACTGCTGGCAAAAGCCACCGACGTTTACAGCGTTCGTCGGGAAGAATTAAACGAAACATCTATGTAACCACCACCGCGGCGCCACGCGCGCCGCACTGCAACCAAGAGAGGTATTTATGAAAGGTGCATTAGGTAAGAAGGAACTCCTGGCGGTGGTGCCACTGTCATGGAGCACTATCGACCGTATGGAGCGCGCAGGGGAATTTCCTAAACGCTGGTATATCACTGACAAACGCTGCGCATGGAACCGTGATGAAGTTGAGCGTTGGCTTGATGAACGTCAGGCAGCAAGCCCGGCAGAGTTCCAGGGTAAAAAACCTCCTGTTCAGCAACGTGTATATCGTCCTGTGAGCAACGCTGCATGAGTGCGCTGCTAAGGCACTGGAGCAAATGGTCAGGCTGGTACTTATTCCTGGCCTCTGTTTCAGCATGGCTTTATCTGCTGGCATTAATTTTCAGAGAGGGTTGGATTAAGTGAGAAAGTTAAGCCGACTTGAAAAATATCACATGAATAAGGTTTCAATGCGCAGTCCGTCAAAGATTGTCGCCGTTACTCCTGCGGCGATAGAGATCGAAAAACGCGCGATTGAAAGAGAGAAAAAAGGGCAATTCCGCATTGCCGCTCACCTTTGGCTTCAGTGTATGGATGTTGCTTCTGGTGATGTTGAACGTGCAAGGATCGCGGTTCGCAGGGACCAATGTATCACAAAAGGTAACGGCCTTCGCCGTGGCGACTATAGCGGCATAGGATGTTGTGGGGTGGTTTATGACTAAGAAATACACACTAATCTATGCAGATCCACCCTGGGTATACCGGGACAAAGCCGCAGATGGTAATCGCGGTGCCTGTTTTAAATATCCAGTTATGAGTGTGCTGGATATCTGCCGCCTTCCTGTGTGGGATTTGACCGCTGAAAACTGTCTGTTGGCCATGTGGTGGGTGCCAACACAACCACTCGAAGCACTAAAAGTTGTTGAAGCCTGGGGATTCCGTCTGATGACCATGAATGGCTTCACGTGGATAAAATGTGGTAGTCGACAACCAGATAAACTGGTTATGGGTATGGGACACATGACTCGCGCCAATAGTGAAGATTGCCTGTTTGCGGTAAAGGGAAAACTACCTACGCGCATTAATGCAGGGATCGTTCAGTCATTTACCGCACCGCGGCTTGAGCATTCAAGAAAACCAGATATCGTTCGTGAAAAACTTGTGCAATTGTTAGGCGATGTTTCTCGCATTGAACTGTTCGCCCGCCAGACGTCTCATGGCTTCGATGTTTGGGGTAATCAGTGTGAAGACCCGGCAGTGCAACTACACCCCGGATACGCGTTGGATATTGGCGGATTAACAAATGCATTCAGCAATTCTCCGCTGTCACCAACAGACAACCAGGGACGGGAGCGTGCAGCATGAACAGGGCATCACCAGCAGATTTAAGGAAATGCCTTGAAACTGCAAACATGCTTGCACACAGCGGGATCAGGTTTGTTCCAATTCCCGCTGTCACTGATGCTGAATTTGCAACACTGTCAGCAATATTCGCAGATAAAATTGAATCACTGGCAGCAGAAGCAGAGATGGAAGAAAATCAGCAGAACTATTAA